ATGGAAAATAAATCACCAAAATTAATAATTCCTCCTGACACGAAAATCCAATTTACATTTTTCTCTCCTTCTGGTGAAATAATTTTCAAACAATCTTTAGCAAACGAAACTTTAGAGTCCATCATACTTCCTATTCATTGTCCTATCGAATACGAAAGACTTGAAGCTGTAAGAATTCCATTATCTAAAGAATAGCTGCCCATGCGACTCCAATTACAATCGCTATTAGAGGCATTCCCCAAAAATAGTGGTACCATTTTGTGTAACTCCCTATCTTCCACCACTCATGTAGCGGATTTATACCCATCATTTTTGTATCCTCATTTCTTAATAAAATTCAAATTTGATTAAAGTAACTGTGTTTTCCGTTCATCCATACGAGTTACTTTTCCACTTTTATATACAAAGGACTGTTCCCCATGGCCACTTGTTGGTGGCTCTATTGGATGAACTTGTCCATCTTTTACAACATAAATCATATTTTCTGCTAATGAAATTTCAGTCTTCATTTCTGCAATGTTTTCCTTAATAATTGCCACCGGAACCACCCCTATTTGTGTTATAATTACTTTGTCGAATAATTATGTCGGGAGTGATCCCGGCTTTTTTATTTGCCTATAAATATTGCACAACATTCTCTGGAATGAATGGTTGCTCAATAGATAAATAAAGCCGTATCGAAACTGGCTCTTTATTATCTCTTGCTCGTTTACACATTTCTTCCGCTTCTTCCCACTCAAATTGTTTATCCTCCGCTCGTTTATACCGCCAAATTCCAATCGTATATCCTTCAAATAATTCATATCGATTATCAGGAGCTGTGGTAGGCTTTAATTCATCAATTGCCCTTGCTTGTTTTGGTACTTGAACCACCAGATCAGTAAAACGTACTTGAGAATTCAACCGATGAATATGCGCTTTCTTAGGATTAAATGCTACTACTGGTTCAACATCAAATATTGTTAACTGTTTTGGCATTGCTCTTTCCCTCCAATAACTGCAAGCCTGTTTTTAAAATCCCTTCAAGTTGAGTTAGTGTTAATTGGTCTAATGTTTTCCCATTTATTTCAGATAACCCTAAACTAAGTAATTTACTAATAATGAGTAATTTCCGTCGTTCAACTTCCTGTCTTAATAACATCACCGTGCCTCCTGTTGGTTATCGTATCTTCTCTCTAAATTAATGAATTTGCTAAACTCTTTAATAAATGCAAGTTCAACTGTACCGACAGGCCCATTCCTCTGCTTGGCCAGAATAATTTCAGTTATGTTTTTATTCGCTGTTTCTGCATCATAGTAATCTTCTCGATATAAGAATGCAATCAAATCAGCATCTTGCTCAATTTGCCCAGTCTCACGTAAATCAGATAACAAGGGACGTTTGTCTTGTCTGCTTTCAACAGCACGACTTAACTGTGATAAAGCAATTACGCATACATCCAATTCCCTGGCCATCAATTTCAACTTACGACTAATTTCACCAATCTCTTGCATACGATTTCCTCTATGCTTTGGATCACCAACAATAAGTTGTAAATAATCAATCGCTATTAATACCTTTTTATCTGGATGTTTTCGTTTCAGTTTTCTGGTCTTTGCATAAATTTCTTGTATTGTTACATTTGCCTTATCGTATATTTCCAGTGGGAGATTGTTAATCAATCCCATTGCTTGGCTGATGTTTTCCCAGTCTTTGATATTGCAAAGTTTCTTAGGGTTTTTCATTTTGGTTGCATCAACATTACCAGCACTAGAAATCATTCGCTTGAGCAATTGTTCTTCTCCCATCTCTAGTGAAAAGATTCCAACTGCTGTATCCGAACTTGCTGCATGATAAGCAACATTTAGTACAAACGCTGTTTTCCCCATTGCTGGACGTGCGCCAACAATGATTAAGTCTCCTGTCTGTAACCCAGAAGTCATTCGATTTAAATCGTTATAACCAGTGTTTATACCTGTTAAATCGCCAACATCGATCTGCATCTTCTTATACAGCCCAACAAGCGTTTCTTTTAAATCAAACTCACCTGAATAACCCGTTTCCTCTATCGCATTTAATTCGTCGATTGTATTGCTGATTACACTAATATCCCTGTCCTTCTGTAGACGCTTATATAAATCACCAGCAACCTCCTGAGCGTGTCGCATTTTCCATGCTTCTATCACAAGACCCTCGTGATACGAAAAGTTTTTTGTTGTCGAAACGCTATCAGCTAAATTAACTAAAATCTGAATACCACCAATTTGATTTATAAAACTATCCAATTTTTCAACTACAGTCACAAGATCTATAGGACTTTCAGCATCTTCAAGTTCTCTCATCGCTTTAAAAATGGCTTGATGTGTTGGAAGAGAAAATTGATTTGGTTTTAACTGACAATCTTTTATCAAATCCCCTTCCATGATGATGCTGCCTAAAACACTTTGCTCCGCTTCTAAATTACGAATGATGTCGTTACTCATTATTGCATCCATCCATTCTGTTGATTAAGTGCTGCAAGTTCTTCATCAGTAGCGATATTTTGATTCCACTCTTTTTGTTGCTGCAATACTTGTTTAGTAGATTCAGACATAGCAACAGATTGATATGCTGGCTGTTGTTTTACTTGTGTTGTTCGTTTAGCACGAAACTCTTTGTCGGCTACTTCAACATCAGTTACTGTTTTAAAGCCTTTAACATGCCAATCTCTCAAAATCGAATTTACATACGACATATTTCTTGTATTTTTTTCTAGAGCAATTTCCATTGCTTTAACAACTAGCTCTACATTTAAATCATCTACCCATGCAAGAATTCCTTCTGCGATAAAAGGTGTCATGAATCCAAAGTTTTGTTCGTAAAAAGAAATTGGATTAACTTCAACAACGTCCGTGCGCTCTTCTTGTTGTTGTTTTTCTTTTTCTTTTTCTTTTTCTTTTTCTTTTTCTTTTTCTTTTTCCCCACTTATCGTTAACGTATCGTGGCACGTATCGTGAACAGCAAGAAAATCTTCGAAAATAGCACGAATTTTATCATTTTTAACTTTTGGGGTTACTAAGCTAATAAGACTAATATCTGTTACTCCATCAAGTTCTTTGCGAACACAATCTTCAATTGGTTTACCACCTCTATTAAGGTTATATTTACCCCAATTGATAATTGCTAGTTCTCGTGTTTCTGGATTGTATTTAACCAATTTATGATGATTTTCAAAACGATCTAAGAGTGCATTAATACTTTCCATGGAGTATCCTAAATCAAAAGCCATTTGCTTCTTTGTAATTTGATATACACCAATTTGTGTAGTACATGGGTTTGTAAGAAGATACAGATTGAATAATTTATCTTCTGGAGTCATCTCCTCAATAACTTTTGCATCCTGCCAAAATGAAACTTGTACTGGTCTATAAACTGCCATGTTATTCATCCTCCCGTTTACATATCGCAAATCCGTCCTCTATACGTAATAAGCGATAATTTTTATAACCTTTTTAAGATATTGCTTTACTAAATAAACAAGGTGCTGTTCTGATGTCGATTGCTGAAGCAATTTAGGATTCAGCAATACTTTATGTAGCGTTTTGTCTAAAAGCATCTAGCACCCTCCATTGTTATACCAACTACGATTTGTTATAATTAACCCAACTTAAATTAAAAAAGACCTTTTCTTCTATCACTCGGCAAAGTGATAGATTTTTTTATTTCCTACGACTTACCAGTGAAACATTAATACCTTTAGAGTGAAGCCCTTTAATAATCACACGATAGCTTTTAGATACTTCATGTTCCTCTTTTTCCTCGCGGAGCATTTTGAATTCGTTGGTGCATCGATTAAGCTCTTCTTCCCAATAATTCGCTTCTTCATTGGATTTAGCGTTGAACATGTTATAAATACATGTAGTCATGCATTCATGAAGTTTATTTGCAAATGAAAAATCTCCTGGAAGAACAAGATCATGAAGACGATTGTATTTAGTTGTCATGGTTTACACCTCTTTTCTCTTCGGACTGATGCTGTACGCATCGTTACAACCAGAAAGGAGAATCATTTTTAAGGGGATGGGGTAACAACTCTTTCTGGTCATAACGACAAGCACAACGGCTTGTCCAATTAGGTAACAAAATGTTATAATTTAGTTGTTGATATCATTCGGCTACTGTTTCTCAGGCGGTAGCTTTTTCTTTTACCCATTTATGTTTTAACGTAAATGACGCTTCAATAATTTTTATACGAATTTCCACTAACTTCTTTTCCTGTTGTAACTCTTCAAGTCTTTTTACATCATTAAATGTTTTAGCTATTTTTATCTCACCGCTTAACTTTGCATCATACCGAATCAAATTCTTGTAATCATTTAAATTAGGATTCTTATAATCTACTGTCATATATATTCACTCCTAAAAAGCCTTAGTTAGAGTTAATAAACTGTCTATTGTTTGAATCACAACGTTTTCTGACATTGCTTTTTGCAACCAACTTTTTTGTATTTGTTCCATAATTCCAAAGTGGGTTTGTTCTAAAGCATGTACCACACATTGGCTCGCTTGAAGCGTATCGAAAATTTCTTTAGCATGAATCGCATATTCATATTTCTTCTTTTCATCCATTTGCCATGAACGTGTTGTAACTTGCAAATTCATGATTTCCTTTGCTGCTGCAATCCTTTCCTCAGCTTGTTTGATATAATTCATAAGCTGTAAATTTATATCTTTTGTTAAACGTGGATCTGTAGGCGGTAAACCGACACCGTAAATATGTTTAATTGCTTGTTTATTCAGGTTTGCACCTGTTGCATCACACCAATCCATCGCCAGTTCAAATTCCGGTTTGGATTGACCAGATTCAATACGTAGTAAGCGTTCATATGTAATACCAAGATACTTTGCTAATCCTTTTTTTGTTTTCAACTCAGCATTTTCACAACACACTCTCGCATTTTGTAACAAATCATTAATTGACGAATTACAATATATGCTTGTTCCCATGTTTGTTCGCCTCCATATTAAATTGTTAAAGTATTAAAATATTTAGTACATACATGACCTGTCTATTTTTTATATAAGAAGAGAGGAATTATTCCTCGATGTTTTCTTTTGCTTGCATTTCTTTAATGATGGCCCACCCAGCCGCATAATAACCTTGAAGAATTTTATCGACTTCCTTTTTCGGCTTCGGTTCAGGCGCTACTACATATACCTTTGTTTTTCCAAATTCATAAGTCGCCGCATATTCTTCTTGCTGGCTCATGTTGTCACCTCTTGAAGTGTTTTTTATATATTTATGCTGCTGATTTATTGGTACTGCCATTTGAATTGTTGACATTTAATCACCGTCTTTGTACACTATAGTTTACAAATTATCTAAAAAAATATCTTCAACTCGCTTATTTAAAACCTTGGCAATTCTGATTGCTGTTCCAACGCTAGGTTGAACTTTTAAATTTTCAATATTAGATAGGTAAGGTCTTGATACTTTTGCTTTTTTAGATAACGTATTCTGTGACATATTCAATTGTTTGCGAGCCTTCGCTACGTAGTTCACTTGATCACCACCTTGTATTCATTTGATTACAAAACAATTTGTACTCCATTGAATACAAATCGTCAACCATGAAATACGTATTTTTTTTTTAGCTTTTTTGTAAACGATGGATTACAATTGTATTCAAGGAGGAACGGAATATGAAAACATTAGGCATAATGATACGAGAATACCGTCAAGAACATAACTTGTCATTACGAGAATTTGCTACACGCTGTCAATTAAGTCACTCTTACATAGATAAATTAGAAAAAGGTGTGGATCCTCGAAATGGTAAATCTGTGGAACCAACATTAGCTGTGGTTGAACAAATTGCTAAAGCGATAAATAAGGATAAATCTAATTTATTAGAGGAAATTGGTTACCTTAGTAAACCAACAAATATTAAATTATCTTCTAAAGAAAAACGTGATATTGCACGTGATTTAGAAAAAACACTAGAGGAACTAGAAAATAGCGAAGATGCACTAATGTTCGATGGAGAACCAATTGACGAACATACGAAAGAAATGATTCGTATTTCTCTCGAGAACTCAATGCGCATGGCAAAAGAATTAGCAAAACAAAAATTCACTCCAAACAAATATAAAAAAGATTGATGGAGTGACTTAAATGGACATCAAAGAATACGTACTAAACATCATAAAAAAACATCAATCAACAGACCCGTTTGAAATTGCCAGGCAAAAAAATATTACTGTATTGTATGCTGACTTAGGGAATACCCTTGGTTTTTACAACACTTACAAACGGTTTAAATTTATTCATATTAATAATCAAATTAATGAGACACTCCAACGTTTTGTTTGCGCTCACGAATTGGGACACGCCTTACTTCATCCTAAGGCAAATACTCCCTTCTTGCGCAATCAAATATTTTTTTCAGTAGATCGTTTTGAAATTGAAGCAAATACATTTGCTGTAGAGCTGTTACTTACTGACGAGATAATTTCTGCGTACGAGGATACACATTTGTCAATTCAAGAAGTTGCGGAAATTCACGGAGTTCCAGGAGGATTTGCACGTCTAAAAACGTACGCTCCCACTCAAGAGTATTACAAAAATTAATCTTTACCAAAATTAGAGTAAGATGGGACTTTAAAGATATGTGGGGGGCAGTAAATATCAAAGGAGAGAAGCTTAGTGCTTTCAAATTTAATAAATGACGGTATATTAAAAAACATTGCTGCTATCGTAACTATAGTATCTGCTGTGGGAATAATATTAAAAACCTTTATTATTCTCACCACTACAAGTGATTTTGATAAACTTTTCTTTACTAAAGTTTCACGAGCCATTCTAAATATTTTTGATTTCACCCTAGGAACAATTTTAATTTATTGTGTTGGATTTATATGGCCATCTATTTTTATTTTTGATTATATATCTAATTTGTTTATTAATCTTACTCCAAAGGAATTTTTAATATTTAAATTAATCAGTGGTCTTTTATGGTTTTTTTTAATGGTTCCAATCATTTATTTTATTAAAAGTGCCAAAAGTAAGAAGCGTTTCCGTATTATTAAATGGCTTATAATTTCACATATAATTTTTAGTGTTCCTTTTTATAGTATTTTATTTAAGAAACTTATTGAGTGGAATAACATTGAACAAAGCTTATTAAATATATGTACACCTTTGCTGGTGAGTGCTTTTTATTTTATAGCTATGTTTCAATATAGAAATTTTAATCAACCTGAATTTATTATCACTATTCTATCAGATGAAGATTTACAGAATCGAAAAATTATACATAAGTATACACTCGATGAAAACAGAACTGTATGTTCCTTTGATGATGAATCAAATGAGAACGTATTCTATGTATTTAACTTCTCGTCTGAAGTATATCTAAAATATGAAAAGATAAAAAAACGTACACACCATAAATGATAAGAATCCTCTAGCTCCTTCTTAGGGGTTTTTCTTTTTACTTCTTCTATTTATTTACTTTTCGTATAATAACTACTAATAAGGAGGTCTAATTATGAAAACCGCAATATACCTACGGAAATCCCGTGCCGATCTCGAAGCTGAAGCGCGTGGTGAAGGAGAAACATTAGCAAAGCATCGCACTACCTTACTGAAAATCGCTAAGGAGAAAAACTTAAATGTTTTAGCTGTCCGGGAGGAAATTGTTTCTGGTGAGAGCTTAGTGAAACGTCCTGAAATGTTAGCACTTCTTGAAGAAATTGAAGACAATAAATATGACGTTGTTCTATGCATGGATATGGACCGTTTAGGACGTGGTGGTATGAAAGAACAAGGAATCATATTAGAGACGTTTAAACGCTCGAATACGAAGATTATGACGCCTAGAAAGACTTATGACCTTAATGATGAGTGGGACGAAGAATACAGCGAATTTGAGGCGTTTATGGCACGTAAAGAATTAAAGATTATTACACGCCGTATGCAACGCGGTCGTATAGCAAGTGTAGAGGCTGGTAATTACATTGGTACACATGCCCCATATGGATATGATATCCTCCGTTTGAATAAGCGTGAGCGCACATTAACTATTAATTTAGAGGAAGCCTCTGTTGTGAGAATGATATTTGAATGGTATGCAAATGAGGATATGGGAGCCTCCGTCATTACGAACAAATTAAATCAACTTGGATATAAAAGTAAATTAGGAAATGACTGGAATCCATACAGTGTGTTAGATATGTTAAAAAATAATATTTACATCGGAAAAGTAACATGGCAAAAAAGAAAAGAAGTGAAACGTCCGGATGCAACGAAACGTAGTTGCACTAGACAAGATAAATCAGAGTGGATTATTGCGGATGGCAAACATGATCCTATTATCTCAGAAAGCTTATTCGAAAAAGCACAGGAGAAATTAAATACGAGGTATCACGTTCCTTATAATACGAATGGATTAAAGAACCCCCTAGCTGGGGTTATCAGATGTGGGAAATGCGGATACAGCATGGTACAACGTTATCCTAAAAACAGAAAAAAGACAATGGATTGCAAACATCGTGGTTGTGAAAATAAGTCCAGCTATACTGAATTGATTGAAAAACGCCTCTTAGAAGCCTTAAAGGAATGGTATATCAATTACAAAGCTGACTTTAATAAAAACAACCAAGAAAATCTGTCAAAAGAAAAGCAAACAATAAAAATAAATCAAGCTGCATTACGCAAGCTTGAAAAAGAATTGTTAGATGTCCAAAAACAAAAAAATAATTTACACGATTTATTAGAGCGTGGTGTTTATACTGTTGATATGTTTTTAGAACGTTCTAATGTTGTTTCCGATCGTATTAATGAAATTACTGAAACGATGGAAAACCTCAGAAAAGAAATTAAAACAGAAATAACAAAGGAAAAAGTGAAGAAAGATACAATTCCTCAAGTCGAGCATGTGTTAGATCTATATTTCAAAACAGATGATCCACAAAAAAAGAACAGCCTCCTAAAGTCCGTTTTAGAAAAGGCTGTTTATACGAAAGAAAAATGGCAAAGACTCGACGATTTTAAACTTGTGCTTTACCCTAAGCTCCCCCAAGATGGCGACAAATAA